TTAATTAGAAGCTCTACATTATTGTCATCCTGCACTACCTGTACGTCACTAGCTGAGCTATCCCTAGTGTTCAGCATACACAGAAACTCGTCAGGATACATATACTGCATTTCTATATACCTGTCCTTAGTATCTGTAGATTTCCGTACGTTATACTTAACCCACAGCAGCTCCTGGTCAGTTTCTGCCAAAGACATGTAGGTAGGTTTATCTACGTCTGAGGCTGCCACTAACTGCGTAAGTACCTTTAGATGAGGCCACTTACGGTCATTGATCAGCTCTTCATACGTAGTTTGTACTATCCGAGCTACCTGGTCAGCCTCTATGGTATCGCTGATGGAATTGACTTCGTCACTATCTAAGTCATTTAGTATATTTTGTACAATTGCTAATAGAGTCTTTTTAGCCATTCCCTCTCCTCACTACGTATTTATTCTGTGAATTGTTCACTGCTACCGAGAGAATCTATCTCATAATGGAAATCAAACTCCAATAACCTGGCATCTGCTCCGTAAGTATCACTGCCGTCACTACCGAGCCTAGATATCCTAAAGATTATAATATCACTCAGCTCTCCGGTTGCCATAGTAAACTCCCCGAAAGAAGTTATAAGATGCTCTTCCGCTGTATCATTATCAGGAGTGTCAGATACTGGAGCAGCTGCACTACCGTGCACACTGAAGGTAGTTGTTCCTGTACCTCCTACGGGATAAAGTCTATACTCTAGCTGCCATACTACATCTCCAGCAGCAGACGTAGTTTTAGCCCAATGTACGTGGGGATAAATACTTGTACCACTCTTCCAGGCATGAGGCATCTGAGCAACTACAGCAATTACCTCTGTACCCGTGGCAGCAAATAAAAATGTACCGTCATTAGTATCTACGTCAGCATCAGAGGCTCCTCCTGTTGGATTTATAGAAGTTGCCGGAAACCGTAAGTCATCCCAAAATGTATTCGCTACGGGGAAAATAGTAAGATCATCTACACCTACCCAAGCGCCACTGCCAGAGCCATCTGTTACGTATACCTGATTAGATGCAGCCGTGCTTGCACCCTTTGGCTCATGTATATTAGGATCAGTTATGACCAAATGCTCAATTGCCACAATTTATTCCTCTAGTGTAATTGCTTTAGGATCTATGTATTCAATCAGCACTTCCATCTTACCCGCTGTGAAAGTACCTGTGGCATCCACCTGTAGCTTACCATCAAGCATTCCTGTGCCTGTAGCAACAAAAGTACCATTACCTACAATCCAAGCACCCTGTACGAGGTCTGCTGTAAGCACTCCTGCATCAAAGGCTCCAGCATCAATGACACTACCATCTAGATCATATAGACCAAAGTCATAAGATGTTCCACCAGTGAACTCTTCAATTACATGTATGAACACATTCTTGATGAATGCATTGGCTGGAATAACTGTGTCCATAGCGCCGTCTGTAGAACTCGGCAATTGGTCATATGTGAATACCCAGCTAAGTTCTTTGGTCATGCCAGAAGTGGTCTTCTGTCCGCCGAACTTTTCTTGTAACGTACGTACTCCGTAATGGTTACGGACAACGGTAGATCCACTACCCCATGATTCAAAACTCATTGCATATCCTCTTTAAATTAGTAGGAGCCCCCTAACATAGAGGGCCCCTTTTCACTTAGCTCTGAGAATCGTAATATTCTACGACCAGTTCAGCTTTACCAGCTGTGAAAGTGCCTGTGGCAGCTACAACCAGCTTACCAGCAGCCGCACCAATACTAGCTCCAACCAGCGCACCGTCATTAACAATCCATGCGTCCTCAGTGAGAGCTGCTGTGGCTACAGCCGCGTCAATACCATCAGCATCGATCACAGTGCCGTCAGCCTGATACAAACCGATGTTGTATGACGTACCGCCAGCAAACGCCGTAATAACGTGCAGATGTGCTGACTTGATAAAAGCATCAGCAGGAATCAGTGCGTCAAGAGCACCAGTGGAAGTAGCAGGCAGATCGTCATAGCTGAAAGTCCAGCTCATCTGCTTGTCCTTACCAGAGGTAGTAACCTGACCACCAAACCTCTCCTCTACGGTACGAGCGCCGTAATGGTTTCTTACTGTGTCAGACGAATTAGCCCAACTTGATTCATAACCCATGATAAAATCTCCTCTTAGTAGTTAGTCGCAGACGTAACCAGGATGCCCAGGCTATCAACGCGCTGTGCACCAAGACCAAAGCGAGCCGTTACATCAAACTCATCGCGCTTCAGTTGTACGTTACGATCAGTTTCAACTTTAGGCATACGTCTCCAAGCACGCATGATGGGTTTAACTTGATCACCACCTACAGACATGAATACGTTAGCTACACCACCTGTTACAGAAGTGGTACCATCTCCATAGTCACCTTTAGCCAGACGATTGGAGGTCCAGATGTCCCAACCAAAAATGTTCTTGACGAACTTATGGTCACGAGCAAAGCCTTCGTTAATAATACCTTCGAACATCTGGTTGTTGCTCACCCACGTAGCGTTATGCAGGTTGTTCAGCGTAGCTTCTGCAACAGGATCAATGATGGCGATACGACCGCCCTGAGGGACGTTAGCCTTATCAAAAGACAGCTTCATGTCGTTGAAGTGCGCCAGGGAGATAACGTTGTTAGTCTCAGCAGATGCAATGCGGTGGGCAAAGCCATTGATGTTGTTAGCAGCAGCGTCAGTTTGGGCGCTGTTACATATAGCCAGATACTGAGACTCAAAATACTCCTGAAGTGCACGAGTAGATTCCTGAGCGCGCAGAGCGTGCAGAGAATCAATCTGACTGCCATCCTCACGGAGGACATCAGAAATAGACCATGCGTCACCAACAAAGTCAGTGATCTGGAGCTGAACAACGCCCGTATCAATCGCGTTGTATTCCATTGGGACTTCCTCAGAAACTTCCTGAAGCGTAGCCGCACCAACAGTTTTTACGTTAAGGGTAGTACCTTCTCCGAAGTCAGATACGTCCCGTGACAGTGAATCAGGCAGAAGCCCGTCATGCAGATTTTGCAGAATGAAGTCACTATACTGCTGAGCTTCAATGAATGCAGTTGTGTTACCAGTGTTATGTGCCATTGTTTCCTCTCTAAGATTGTTTCACACGTTCACCTGACAGTTTCCAGGCATTAACTAATTCTTTAGTAGAATGAGCGCCCATCACCGTCTGGTAGGGTTGGTTGTTAATACCATTAGTCTGACTAAAACCATCAGTGTTTACATCAGATCTAACGGGCTGTGCTGATTGTGCTGGCTTAGTATCAAACCATGCCAATACTGCTTTAGGAGACTGCCCAGACAATTGCTTGATACTATCAATAGAAGTTCCTAGTTCTGCTGCCTTAGCTTGGATGGCTGCTTTAGCCTTATCCACATCTCCGAAAGCATTAACTAGGGCATTATTGACAGATTCTACGTTTGCCTGTACTGTCTCCTGTTGCTTCAGACCTTGTACTGTCTGTTGCACCATATTGGTAATCTGCTCAGCTGACACAGTAGGATCAGTGGGGGCGGTAACTCCCTCCTGCTGTACGGGCTGTTTATTTAAATATTCCTGAACAGCTGTTGCCTTTTCTATCTCTGCTCGCAACTTAGCGTTGTCTGCTTCAATACGTGCAATGTGCTCCTGCGCTGGAGCTATTGAACTTAAGGCTGCATCCACTGTAGTATATTTCTGACTACCATCCTCTTTTGTGATACCTTTTAGGGCTTCAGCAAAAGGATCTGTGTTTACGGCTGGTGCCGTCCCCTCAGCAGAGGTTGCCGTCTGTTGGTCTACTTCTGGCGATGTTGCATCAAATACTTGGTCAGTCATCTTTTTCATTCCTAATCGTTATTAATTCAATCACTCTTTCGAGCGTCCGTTGTGTAGCAAAGTGATCAGCTACAAGTTCTGTGAAGTTAGTGGTATTATAAACCGTTCTATCCTTCATAAGTTTTACGTCTGCTGCTAAGTCCTCACTCAGTAGTTCTATCAGTCCATCGACATACAGCCGACTAGATAGGATCACCTCCTTAGTTACTTTTTTAGCTAAACGAGAATTAACCTTCGACATTACCTACATCCTCTAATCCAGGAGTGATGGCCTCTACCTCGACATCCTCCTGCGAAGCGTTCATCAAGCGCTGGGTCTCAGCTTGCTCCATAACCGCTACATTATCCTGAATCACCCCAAACTTCTCCCATTGGAAAGCATTCTCAACCATCTTAGCTAACGCCTTTGGAGAGACATGGGGACTAATCATTTGTCCTATACCTGAGTTAAACACTCCATTGAGGTTCTGTACTAACTGAGCTGTAGCTGCAAAGTGCCTGCTTCCAATAGGCCGTAAGCGTCCCTTACCTGTGATATCATCTCTAGTGATAGTGAGAAACTCTTGTACACCTAGATCGTCATCTATAATAGACACAACATCTTGGCCGTCTAGATTCCTAACACTAACCTCTAGGAAATTGTTAAGTATAGGCTCAAGTACGTTAATTTCAAAATTACGTATACGATTATTAAATATACGACCTGACGCATTGCTCAGTTCCGACACCTCAAAGGCGGTTTTTTCACCAGGAGTACGTATACCCATTGCAGCTCTGGGCGCTCCTGCCATGTCTTCCATACGCTGCATGATAACTTCCATCTCTTGTAGGGCTGTGAGTGCTGTAGCATCAATCTTTAGGATGTCTACGTCACCATCATCCCCCATAAATATCTCTGCCAGAGGTCCCCACTCAAACTCTTCTACGTTACCCCGTATCTTAATCGGGGGATGAGCTATTAAGTCGAACAAATCTGCTTTAATATTTTCGAGATGGTCAAGACGATACTGCATACCCACCAGGTTATCAAGAGGCCCCATAGCCCATAGATTGTCAGGGCGAGGACGCCACCCAGCGTGGACTTTATGATCCCTACCGGACCAAGAAGGATTAGGTATATTACGAATAACAGAAGACCTATCAACGATAGTGATAAGTCTATTCTCAAGCAATTGTCCGCTCTCATCTCGTAATGTACCCTCAAATTCTAGTATCTCTACATAAGGTGATTGATAATACTCTGTTATACTCCCAAACCCGTCTATCTCCATGCCCTCAGACTTAGCTGTATCAGAGGGATCTAACTCGCTAAATATACGTCTGAGGTGATTGCGCTCATCTAGCGCCTTTAGTAAAAACTCCTGCTCTGGGCTATTCTGGGCCTCTAGCATCAATTCCCCAAAGGTCTTAATAGAGCGTGTTATCTTAGGGCTCTCTGCAAATGTACGAGCCGTAGGATTTATTATAATGTCTAACGGACTTACACGCAGTGCCTTAGGTCCTGTGTAACGTGATATCTCGTCACCTGTAGCTGGGTCTAGGTATGTATCGTTCTCCCACGCTACGTCCCCTACGGCGTTACCATAATCGATGTAATCATATAGAAGGTCCGAGATAGTGCCACGTAAATCTGACGCCTTAGCCTTATTACGAATGTAAGCTTCAATAGCGCTACTCTTAGCCTTCAGGGCACTAGACTCATCATCTGCTTCCCACCTAAACCAATTGTCGCCAGGGAAGATGGCGTCCATATAATTAGCATGGAGGTTGTCACGTAGCTGCGCCAGCTTAGGCGTAGTTGTAGTGTTCTTCCAGGGCAGCTTTGAATTAGTAGTATCCTTTGTAGAAGTGGCAAAGATGTAGTTACGCAGCTCTCTCCACTCAGAGATTTTATTAATCATCTGGCTATGCCAATCTTCGTATAGATACGAGATCTGCGTGGCTAGGAAATCACGATCAGCTAATTCCTGTATTTCTATAACTCTTCCCGACATAATTTTACCTTATACCACCGAACCTTGCGTGAGTTACTACGTTATTCTGTTTACGCCTACCTGCCCAGCCTCTGCGGCTAGGGGCCACAGCCACGTCTACAGCAGCTGTTAAAGCGTCACTTATATCATCATGGGGCGGATGCTGTAGCTTCAGCTCTTCTTCCAGCAACGAGCAGTATCCACCCTTATAATGCCACATCTGCTGGTTGTCATAGCGGGGTCCTAACGTCGCCAACATCCTTTCTTCTTTATTTCCTTCATGACGACTAGGACGATAGCTATCAACACTTAATATCACTCCGTTAGGGACTATGTAGTTAGTCTTAAGATCTTCTACAATCACTTCTTGAGCAACCGATACTTCAGCTCTCAGTTTCCGAAATTCCCATTTCTGGTGTAACATCATTATTCTATCAAAATACTCTTTGATTGACTGTGTTTTAAACCTGTCAATATCAAGAATATAATACTGCTGGTCAGCATCTACTCCAACTGCAACAATGGACGTATAGTCTGCCTTTCTTTTAAGGCTGAATGCAAAGTCAATTGCTGCGAATACGTTTAACTTCTTCTGTTTATAAAACCAATAACCCTCGCTCTGCTCCAGAAACTTCCTATCATAGTATTGGAATAGTTTCGGGTTTACCTTGGCATTACCAGGGTCATTAGGATTATTATAGTATTGTGCGTAATACTGAGTTGTATCAAAATATTTTGCACGCTTTTTGGCAAGCTCGTTAGCATCAAACCCAAAAAACCTGCCATCTTCCCTCTGGGTTTTTGGCCACAGAAATTCACCATCAGTCTCCACCACTCTCTGAAAAACATCATACAGCTCTGTTTGAGATTCTAATTCCCCGTCACAATCGAATACGTCTAACCGCGCATCCAGCATAGTTTGATATATATCTTTAGGATGGTACCTTGTACCAACAGCCACTGTCTTTCCACCAGTAGTTTCAATAGACGCCAACTGCGAATACCTTGAAGCCACCTGCCTACGCCCATCTTCCGTATACGCGTTATCTGGTACAACCAGGTCATCCATGAAAATGTAGTTGGCATGAAAACCAGTAGTGTTAGTAGTAAGTCCCGCAGCCCATACAGTGGGATCTCTAACACCTTCTTCCTTCCGTCTTGGGTGGTCCACACTAATCATGTTAGTGGTCCACTTCTCTCTTTTTCCTGCGTCTTTGTTTATCATCTCAGGCCATAATCTCTTATACCTGGGTGAATCTATTATATTCTTTATAGCGTACAGCTGTTGTTCTGCTAGAGCGGCTGTGGCTGATACATACAGTATTGTAGCCCAAGGCTCTCTAGTTACCTGCCACGCAGCTCTCACAGCTGCTAGGTGACTCTTTTGGTGATCTCTTGGTAGTAGGAGCAGTGTATCACTCTTACGTTCCTCAGACTGCCACCAGGAGAACACCTCCTCATGTACGCTACCATACATCCTGTTGGGTAACACCAACTTAGCAAAGAAGGCTAAATCTGCCTCAGCCCTATCTCGTGTATCCTTTAGGCGCTGAACTCTAGTGCGAGATTGCATCTGCTTGGTCTAAGATCTCGTCCAGCTCACCATTCATATTATTAAAATGTCTAGCTTCTTCCTGAATCTTGGCTTTACTAGGACGACCCTTGTCCTGCTTTCCTATCCATCCACGCTCAGCTAACCACTTAGCTGCTGATGCAGAAGACTTACTGCCAGATGTTGCCTCCTCTGCAACTAGCCCTACACCCTTACACTGTAGCTTTAATGCTAGCTCCTCTTGCCATGCTGCGTAGTGCTCTCTGAAGAATGGCTGAGATCTGAGTCTCTTCCAGTGGTCCCAGCTTCCAAGCACTGACAACGCAAAGCTGTACTCTGTCGGATCTTCATAACTAAGGTACATCTGCCGCAACGAGATATAGATCTTGCCTTTCTTCTCATAATCAAATTCCTTCAGCGTGAAGGGTATATCATATTTAGCTCTGTATGTCGGGGAAGCTGTCTCAAAGAATAAACCCTTTGTACGAAAACGCCCCTGCTCGTCTTTATAATGTGACATACTTTATTGTATAATCTGATAACGATAGGTTTCTGAACCTACAGCCGTCGGGTGCCTTATAGTGAATGATGTTGCATTGACGTAATCACCTGTTGCAACATACTCTCCACCTAATCCACCAGCTGTGCTACTAATGGGCGTTAATACTACGTATGATGTATACCCAAGTCCTACGTTAATATTGTTATTGGCGATCACAGAGCTAGTGCCTGCTGTCAGCGCAACACTACCAGACAACGAATTACTACCCGTTTTATTACCAGCAAACTCGTTATGATCGGCTGCTTGCTGCATCTGACGAAAAGGCGTAGACGTGTGACCCGTTACGATGTTATCCCGGATGATACTATCAGTGGTGCTGTTAAATCCGTAGATGCCGTTGGTCATCAAGGGTGTACCCCTTGTGTCAGTGATGGTGTTATTTGTAATCAACAGACGCGCTGCGGATACACAGGTGATGCCAGCGTCATAGATACTAGCTGCTACGTTAGGATCGATGATGGTATTATTAGCTACGCTTGAGTCATCTACATTTGACAGCAAGAGACCTGTACTGCCGCAATTACGTAAGACGTTATCATGATAGCGATTGTCGTGCGAGATGCCAGCTGCCATACTAGACACAATCCCTATACCAGAAGAATCGTCTGTGCCTATAATAACGTTGCCTTCAATCTTATTACCAGACATGCTAGCCAACGTCAGGCCACCAGAGCCTAAGCTAATTCCCTCAGTGGTCCACTCTGTGATAGTGTTATCTGAGATTACGTTGTTATTCACAGTGAGATTGGCACTAGAATAAGTGACAGGTGACATCCCTATCCCTCTAGGGAATCCCCTAACATGATTACCAGCTACAACACTTGAATTGGCATCTCTGAAGGAGAGACCTGTAATGCCCGTACGTGTAGGAGAGGCTTGTACTAGGTTGCCTGTGCAGACATTGCCTGGATACTGGGTGGCCAGCGTAATATCAAACATGCTGGCGCATACTATGGCTGAAGAATCAGAGGTCATGTTATTACCTGAGATGGTGCAGCCATAGCTGACATTCAGATATAATGCATGATCCCAAGCATCCTTAACTACATTTCCTATTACAGCGTGATAGCCACTAACAGCCACAGCTGTAGGTCCGAAGTAGATGGACTCAGCACACTTACCACCACCAGCCGAGGGAAGCACGAGGTTCCCCGACACCTGGACATACTCGCTGGCTGTAACGCGTATTCCCTGATAACCTGTATCAGTGGCAAGAACATACGTCGATATACCGCCAGTGAGCTTGTTGTTCTGTATTAGCCCACCCTCTACACCATCAAAGTGGATGAAATTCTGATGCCCGTCAGTGAGGTCACAATTGGACACTACACACTTATCAGCTGTCACCTTAACCAGAGCAATACGTGAAGCATTTGCTACAGCCTTATCAGCTGTGAATGTCCCATCCCCTACCAGGGTGAGGCCATCAATTTTACAATTGTCAGCTGTAATGCTAATAAGATGATTGGTGCTATTATCTGCCAGGATGGTACCGCCACCAATAAGCTGTGTCCGTGCAGTGCTTAGGGTGATTGATCCTGACGTTGTGGAATAGAGGAAGGTGAAGCCTGTAGGGAAACCTAGGGCTTGTCCGGCATGTGCTGCCAGGGCAGTGTTGATAGCTGCCGTATCGTCCGTTACGCCATCTCCCACAGCTCCATAGTCTAATACTGTGGCTACACTGCTGGTGAGGCTGTCCAGCTTCTCTTCTACAGTTTGTGTGGCTGTGTAGTCTACGTTGCTAGCATCAATAGGACCAAACACTAAGCTTGTCCCATTAGTGGTGAGGGGCACCTTAGCGTTGCCTGTCTGTGACGGAAGTACCTCGTCCGTAGTGGACACACCGTCTTTGACATCCACCCATCTGGCAGGCTCTGTGTCACCAACAGGGGAGGGGAGGTTGAGAATACGATTGGAGTTTAAATCGAGATCAGCCTCCATCTGGTTAGGTGTAGTACCATCCCTGGACACTGTATTCTCTAACGCAGCCTCTATAGCGTCATTGTTAGCATTATATAGCTCATTAGAGGCGTAGCCACTGAGTATGTCATCTAAGGTGAGTTTAGCCAATTATACGTCCTCTCAGCGCTTTGTAGGCTTCTTCTTTTTAACTACTTTCTTCTTAGGACCCATAGCTTTATTCAGGGCTCCTTCAATAGATCTGCCTCTTCCCCTCAGAGCTTTAGCAGCCTTACCAGACATACCACCTAACAATTTATCTAACGCCATTTGCACTCACCCTCACTTTATCAGATTCCAGCACTACGTCATATCCTTCACCTAGTGCCAATTGTAAATTACTCACCAGCTCGTCTGCTTCTAGTTCAGAGCAATCATCGAGCCTAGCTACAAACCTATCTCTATATTCCAAACGCTTTAACAAATCATTAATCTCAGGCATGTTATTTCCGCTTAGGTTTCTGACTACCTTTCTTAGCTTTGTTAATACTATGAGATCTATTAGTACTACGGGACACTACACGCGTATTAGATTTCTTATTACTACCACCCCTCGCCAGAGGCTTCTTATGATCAATATCGCGCTTGTCCCCCTTCTTCACTCTACCATCCTTCAGAGCCTCCCTACGCGCTTTGTTTCTAGCAGCTCTTTTTTTCTTTTGCTCAGGCTTACTATTATATTTCCTATTCTCTTTCTTAGTGTCTCTCTTACCATTTGTCATGAAAGGCATAATATGTACTCCTACCAGCGGGCTTTATAGCCTCTAATGTCATAATGGACAAATGTCTTATATTTCCCTAGTCCCCCTTGAGGGATGTTACCAGACTTTATCAACCCTTTTATAATACCATAGAGTTTCTCAGGGTTGTCAGAAACAATATCAGCAGCCTTACATTCTAAGTGTTGGCTACGCTTCGCTCCGCCTATCAGAGTATTGTATTCAGGAGCCCTATATACGCTAGAGAGTGTCAGAGGTTGTTTTACTTCTTCTCTTATTCTCTCAAGAGCTGTTGCTAAGGCAACAGCATTATGTACTAAGTTGTCAGGAACCTCTTGTCCATTTTTACATTTAAACTCATTCCATGAGAAGTGTTCAGAGACTTTAGTCATAATACTCTCAGTGAGTTGTCCACCTTAGTGGCAACGAACATAAAATAATATACATCTCTTTTATCTACCATATAGTATCAATTGGTATCATAAAAAGAAATATAAGAACATATAAATAAAATTCTTTTAAGAGAATTTTATTACATATAAGAAATATAAAGTCTTATAGTAAAATCCAATAAAAACATATAGTATCTATAGTATATTATATCACCAAGTGAAAAATCGGTTAATCTTATTTTCGTCTTTTGTAACCTTTGAGATTAACTAAATTCTCTAACTTCCTGATATCTCTCTGAAATAAATCGTATTTTATAATTGTAAATTTTTGTAAATATTTTAGACACAATTGGTATTTTAAGGGAATTCCCTAATACTTTCTTAAG